CATTTATAGGGCCAGGAACTTGGCAAGTAGCTGCAACATCTATTGACCCTATTGAAGGAATGGCAACTGTTGCCGGCAGGTCCCACAAATACCCATTCACATCTTTAACAATACCGCCTGAGATCAAGGCACCTATCAAGCCTGAAATAGTACATACACATGTTGAATATGTTGGAGCTTTCCTTACTATACCATTTATCTTTACTATGCCATCTAGCGAAGCCCCTATTGCTGTTCCTGGCCCTCTGCTTTGATACACTAGCTGAAGCAATTGAAGTGTGTCATATATTTTTAGTGAAAAGATAGAAATTAACTGATAGTCCTGGCTATCAGGCTCTAAATAAACATCCTCACCAAAAATACTTCTTGCCTGCAAAATAAGGTCTTCCAAAATATCATTGTAACTAGGAATATGTAAACCTGATTCATCAATATATGGTGAAAAATAACTCATAATGACTCCTCCAAAACAACTTCACCGAACTCAGTATTTATGATGCAACTGAATGAGTACCTTCTATTTAAGCACGAACTTTTGAGTGACTTAATTGAAACAACACCCTTTGTTGACAATATTTGATCTTTTATGATTAAATCAACAGCCCTAATATTTTCATCAGAACCGGAGCGACCTAAGATACTCTCAAATAAGGGAAGACCTTTTGATACGTCTTCCCACCATTCACCTTTTAACAATCGAAGATTTGTTTTTATTGCCTGTGCAACAGCTTCAACATCTCTTAAGAAAACCTTACCAAGAGAATAATCATCAGAGCCGTCAAGCCTTCTATACAGCATACCAATCACCACACTATCCAATTTCATGACCATTTATCTTGACACTTAAAGCGTTTATTTCTACGGCATCATTGCTTAGCTTAATTACTGCGCTCCCATTATCTGCCCTTAGACATGCCTTGCTCATGTCATAGTTAGGTATAGTCTTTGGTTGGCTCCATACACCTAGAATTGCAAAGCCGTCTGACAAGTCATGCCTTCGCTTTTCTATTTGGTTTTGAATTCCACCATATGACCACCAAGAGTCAATACACATATCGCCAAAAATAACAAGGCATTCATCACCTTGCTTGATAGGGAAGGTTAGACAAAACCCACCCGCCCTTGGTATTACAATAGGTACATCAGGCAAGAGAGGGAGCTCAACGTGGCTCATTTCACCTTCACCTGAACGTATTCTCTCCCTTAATGAAAGTTGGACTGTTACGGTTTGCTCAGCTGGGTCAAATGATTGAATTATCCCTGGCATTGCAACCCTTATGTCATTCTTAATTTTATCTGATAAGCGCCTATAGAGTTCAAACTCATTATTTGTTCTTTGGCCAACATTTCTCATCACATATCATCCGTTCCACATGTTAGTATTTCCATTGCGCATCATGCTTGGTATATCAGCGCCTGCTTGTGTCACTGTTTCAACCTCTGTGTACCAGAGGTTGCCCCTTGTATCACCTTTGTGGGTAATCTTAATGACCCTATAGATTCCATCCTGATCAAGAGGGTAAAAGGGTTGACCTTGTTGATATTGTTGATTCCTTATTGAACTGTTGTCAACGTGAATAAATGAGCCAAGCTTAACTCTTGGATTTAAAAGCATTTTTATTGTAGCCCCGAAATCCTGTTGCGAAGGGACCCCGATAAGACCTGTTCCTGGTGTTAGGTAAAATATTTCACCATCAGGCAAGTCTTGGGCTTTTATGATATTAACACTTCCATCATCAAGATAAAATGAAGCATTTTCACTTTGAGCAATTTGCCTCAAATAATCTCTTGCTAGCCCAAAGAACACTTTACCCCTAGTCAGCCTTGAATCAGATAAGTTCTTTGAAATACTACCTAGATTTGAAGGGATAGTTGATTTCACCATCAGATTGTCGATAAGTGATCTTGAGTTTTGGCCACGCATAATAGAAAAGTTAGCCGTGCCAGACATAAGGAAAGTATCAGAGTCCATAGAAACAAGAGAAAGCTTGTAAGTTACTCCACCTTCTTTATATCTTATGGGTTGAATGACATTACCTTGAAAAGCAAGACCATATTGCTCACCTTCATACCCTGCCTCGATGTAAACTAAATATCCTTCTTGAATTAAAATGTTTTCACTTCCAGGGGCTAAATTGTAGATAGTTACATCTGAATAGCTTGCCTCCATGATTGTTTTAACACAATTAAATTCAACCTTTAAGTCTGATACATCAAGTGCAGTCTGGCCATCAATGCTGCTAACAATGACCCTGTACTTTCTACCGTATAAAATGTTTTTCCTTGACTCGCTGTCTTTTTGAACCTGATAGCTTGATGAAGGGATAGAGATATTTTGTATTGGACTAAGGATGTCACCAGATGATGAACCGTAAAGGTATGACTCCATCCCAGGATGACTTGCGGCTCTATAGCTATTTTGCGAAAACTGGCTTGACTTTACTTCAATAACTCCGGTCTTTGAGCCTGACGCATGAACAACCTTGCCATCACCAACGTATATCCCAACATGCCCCGGTCCGGGGCCATCCTCACCAAACCTAGAGAACACCAAATTTCCTATCTTCAGTGAACTGACTTCTTTGCATTCAGGCCACTGGTCGAATGTTGACCTGCCTATTTTGATACCAAAGTTATTCCATACATAATAAATAAGCCCAGAGCAATCAAATGAGTTTGGGCCTTCATTTCCTGCCACATAGGGTTTTCCCACTTGTGCCTTTACAAATGAAACAAACGATTCAAGTGAAGCAGATGTGCTAGGGCTTTTTGAAGTATTTTGTGTACTAGCAACAGATGTAAATGAAATTTCCTTGTTCAACCCCAAGAACTTTTGGTAGCCCTTGTTTCGATACATTGTCCAGGCTCCCAATCCTTGGGAAAAATAAACCTGTGAAGCCGCATAGATGTTGTTATCAAGATTCGATAACCAAGTAATCCATACATTCTTATCTAGGCTACTTGTCCATTTTGCTAACTTATCTTTATGAGCAGGTAAGTTTATCTGGAATATGCCAATACTTCCTCCATACTGCTGGTCACCAATAATGCCAGTGATGTAGCTTGATTCAGCATATCCAACTGCTGCAAGGATTGTAGAGTCATTTGATGGAACACCAAGACCTACTAACTTATTTATAATGTAATTACTATCTGCCACTATTCATCACCCCATATTAATTGGAATGATGTACCTAAGTTGTCCTGGCTAGGGCTATCTACTGTGCTATCACCAGTATTTATAATAAATGCACTGCCGATATCAAGATGTTTATGTTGACCAAGGATATTTCCACCTGCCAAAAGGGGTAGTGAATCGATGAGGATGTTGTTTTCTTTATCCGATATTGTTATCCACCAAAAATCACCAATTGTGTTGTATCTTACTTTGAACCTAAGAGTAATATTCTTACCCTTTAGTGGTATTGTGCAAACGAATGACTGATTCGGGTCATTTGTGAGGGGAACCTGATAATAATTCATCAATGTTACTCCTTCAAAAAAATAAGCCCTGAAGGGCTAATATCTATACTTCATTGCTGACTATCCTTGCTAATTGACCTGAATATTTAAGCATCCTTTTTAGGGTCTTTTCAATGTGGGCACCTGATAAGTGCCTCCCAGACTTAAGGTAAGTAGCAACCCAACTTAGGTATTTAGCATCTACACCATTAAATCCTATGCCATTATGCTCTGTCGTTTCACCGGCGCTTTTTTCAAAAGATGTTTGCTTATTGTAAATTGCCAAAACAGCTCTTTCAAGTCAAGATTGATTTCCTTTGAGCATTTCTTTTGTTTCATCAGCTACCCACTTTTTCATGAACAGCTCCTCCTCTTGAGTACTAGTTTTTGTTCCGATTTGTTAACCTAAGTCTATTATATCAGGATTGACAAAAATGTACATACCTTTTCAAAATTTATTTTCCATCAAATAACTGCTTCAAGACACTCTGGTTCGGCTTCACAAGCTGTACTTCACCTTTGTTTGTATTGTCAGTTACTTGAGGCTTTTGACTTATCTTTACAGTCCTTACTACGGCAACTATGAGCTCCCTTAATGTAATTGTTGCCTTTAACCCATAAAGTGTTGTATGGTCATCTGGTGCTGCTATTGTTTCAATAATCATGTTTTTGTATAGCTTTAACCTGGTCAAAACTTGAAGCGGAACCCTTTGTTCCTGTAGCTCAAGTAGTATTTGATACGCAGTTACTGACCTTGACCAGCCACTTTCAAATTGCCCGCTTACCAGGCTTTTTGATACATCAGACATTCCAATCTCCATGACTAGTACTGAAGGATTTCTAAATGAATGGTCAGAAACTGATGAACCAGATTCAACAGGGTGCTCAGTTATCGTCAAGCTTGTTGTGTGCTCTGACCTTATGATAGCATCAAAGAAATAACCACCTATATTTGTCTTTACATAAATTAGTTGTTGCAATTCTGGGAGCTGATAAGGTAATACAAGAGGAAAAGCCATCTATACAATCACCCCTTGTTGTGACCTGACAAGCAAGTTTGTTTGAGAATTATTTACTGTCCTTGCTACAGTCTCTGCGTTATTTGCCCCGTATATGTAGTACTTAGAGTCAAATGTTACATTAGAATTCCTTTCACTTGGGCGACTTGTATAAGGATTTGCACCACGTAGCGCCAATGATGAAAGTATGTTCATTCCATTTGAGTTGCTGCTTACCCCCTTAAATCCATTTGTGAGCATCGGAGCCAAGAATATATCAGCAAACCCACCTAGCCATGAGTGATCTCTTAAAAACCCCTTAAATCCTTTTTGAGTCTGCTCTTCCCCTTTTTGCTTTAAAGATTCATCATCAGTAAAATACCCATTAATTGTATTAAGAGTGCCTGCTATTACTGTAAGAACGGCACTTAACTCCTTGAATGATGAAGTGATCTTATCAATAACCAGAGTACTAATATCTTCATACCCCATTAATTCAGCAAGCGACTCGAGGACCTCTTTAAGTGAATCCCAAACCCCTATTATGCTTTCTGCAAGCAGGTCAAGACTTTCTTTAAACTCTATAATTGCACCATTGTCGTCAAGTGACTTCTTTAAAGTGTCCCACTGTTTCCACATTTCGGAAAGGAGCGATTCCCCACCTGTTGAATAAGTATGATAGTCATCAATCAAAAGCATAAGGGTTGTTAAACCAGCAATAATCCACCCTAAGGGCCCCATCCTGAGCAATGCGAAAAGACCTAAGGCTGCACTTGCTACTTGCCTTGTCGAAGAGCCTAGGCTATCCCAAATATGCTTTATTTCTTTACCGGCTATGATTGCTGCACTTCCCATTCTTACGAACCAGCTAGCTACTTGGGCAATCTTTTGTGTCCACCTTGGCATCCCTTTTGTTATTTCATCATTTAGCCCTTTGAGTCCGCCCTTTAATCCAAAAATAGGCCCTGATAAGTACTTAGATAAATAAAATCCTACCCAATATACAGCATATGTTGCTTCAAGCTTAAACCTTTGGAACTCAAATGTTATATCCCTTATGCCTTTCATACCACCGGTAAATCCATCAGGAGGCCCCATCGTAGCAGCTTGCTCTCTAAGGGTATTAAACTTTTCCATCAGCTCAGGTGATAAATAGAGGTCTTGGAGGCTTACTCCCAAAGCATCAAGTGAGCTTTTATATGCCATAGCATTTTCTTTTGCCATCCACATTCTTTTTGCAAACAATTCATTCTTTAAGTCA